CGCGCAGTCGCTTGCGTGCTGAACGTGAGCCTTTGTTGGCTGCTCAGGATGTGTTGTTCCAACGCGCTCAAGAGACAGGTGGCGACACTGCTGCAATCGTGGCTGAGAAGCAGCGTCTGCGTGACGTAACAGGCTTGGTTGATGCTTGCACAACTACTGCACAACTTCGTGCATTGTCAGCATGAATCGCATCGTTGTAGACCTTGCAACGGGTCAACAAGAAGTGGTTGCATTGACACAACAGGAGCAAGAAGCTGCTGCTGTGCAATACGCTGCGTGGCAAGTTGAAGAAACTGCTCGATTGGCTAAAGTAGCCGCAGAAGAAGCAAAACAAGCCAAGTTCCAAGAGTGGCTGGCTTTGCAAGGAGATACACAATGAGTTTAGTTCTTAATGGCACAACTGGCGTACAAGGCAACTCAGGTGCTTTCGTAGCTGGCACAGCCGTAGCAAGCACATCTGGCACTAGCATTGACTTTACGTCTATCCCTTCTTGGGTGAAGCGTATTACTGTGATGTTTAACGGTGTTGGAACAAGCGGAACGTCACTTTTTCAAGTGCAGATTGGTTCTGGAAGTGTTGCTAACACTGGATATGTAAGCGATGCTATGTACCCAAACGGCCCAACAAACAGCGGCCTTGTGACTACTGGCTTTGTTCAGCAAGGTACTGTTGTAGCGTCTTCTAATTTTCAAGGTGCTTCAACACTTGTTTTGTTAAACGGAAATATTTGGGTAAGCTCTGGAAATATTGTTGATAACGCTGGTCGTTTAAGTTTAAACGCAGGCTCCAAAACATTATCAGGAACTTTAGATCGTGTACGCATCACAACAGTGAATGGCACAGATACATTTAATGCTGGTTCAATCAACATTCTTTACGAGTAATCATGAGCGAACACCTAACAACAGAAACAGGGGTAGCTTTGTTAACTAAAGCAGCGCCGCCTGTGACAGTAAGTTTAGCTACCGTAGCAGGATATCAAGTATCGGAGCTGGTTCTATGGGCTACTTTGATCTATACGGCTTTAATGATTGGACATAAAGTACTCCAAATCTATAAAGATATTACTAAATCTATTGACAAAACTGAATAAATACTGTAGGATACGCGACTATGATGAACATGACAACTAAGAAACAAATGCCTTCCAAGAACAAGGACAAAAAGGCTCCTATGCCTATGCCTGTTCGAGGTGCTCGTACAGCTAAGAATAAGGCTAAGAAGAAGTAATGTCTCGTCCTGTCACAGTAGGTTTAAACCTTACTGCAAACACTCTGACGACTGTCTATACAGTTCCTACTGGCTACTATGCTAAGTGGAATTTGATGTATATCTTTAACGGTACAGGTTCTACCAAGCACATTACAGCTTACTGGACTGATGCTAGCGCAGGGGCTGACATCTACGTTCAAAACCAAAATACTGTTAGCTCTAAAGAGTATGTCCGTATTGATGGTGGAGCCTACGTAGTCATGGAAGAGGGTGACACAATTAAGATGATTAGCGAGGCTGGTAGCACATTTAGCACTATCTGCACCTTTGAGCTATTCAAGAAAGAAGGATTCTAAGCAATATGTCCACTTATTTAGAGACAGTCAATAACGTACTACGTAGGCTTCGTGAACCTACCGTGTCTAGCGTCAATGAGTCTAATTACTCAGCTATGATCGGTGTGTTTGTCAATGATGCTAAACGTGAAGTAGAAGATGCTCACGATTGGAACGTGTTATCTAACACTTTGACAGCTAATACTTCATCGGGTATCTTTAACTATGTGTTGGTAGGCTCAGGTAACCGCTTCCGTGTCATTGATGTCTTAAATGACTCCAACGATACTGAGATTCGTTACGCTCCTACTAAATGGATGAACAAGCAGTTTCTGTTGACTCAGACACAATCAGCTGCTCCTTTGTTCTATAACTTTAACGGTGTAGATAGTAACTACGACACACAGGTAGATATTTACCCTGTTCCTGATACCGTCTACGCTCTTCGTTTCAACTTGATTATCCCTCAAGCTGAATTGACTTCAGATAGTACACGTATCTTAGTTCCTCCTCACCTTGTGTCTATGTTGGCATACGCTAAAGCTATTGCTGAACGTGGTGAAGACGGTGGTAACTTATCCTCTGAAGCTTACGCTTTGTACAAGATGTCTCTAGCTAACGAAGTCGCTATTGAGCGTAATCGTTACGAAGAAGAGATGAACTGGGTTGCCCCGTAATGGCTGAACAGATTGTAGCCTCCTCCATTGCAGCTCCCGGATTCATGGGAGTTAACACTCAGGATAGCTCTGTTACCCTTGAGTCAGGCTTTGCTACGCAGGCTCTTAACTGTGTCATCGACAAGTTTGGTCGTATTGGTGCTCGTAAGGGCTGGACTGCTAAACACACAACTAATTCAGATCTAGGCACTTCAGCTGTTAAAGCTATTGGTGAGTTGATTGGTACTGATGGTAGCTCCTATATTATCTTTGCCGGTAACAATAAGCTCTTTAAGCTTGTAGGCTCTACAGTCACTACTTTGTCCTATGGCGGTGGCGGCTCAGCTCCTACGATTTCAGACAGTAACTGGCAGATGGCTGCTTTGAATAATGTCTTGTTTCTGTACCAAGCTGGTCACGATCCTTTAATCTTTGACCCTGCTGTGTCAGATACAACGTATCGTCGAGTATCTGAGAAGTCAGGCTACTTAGGCACAGCGGCTCAAAACAACTGCGTCATTGCTGCTTACGGACGTACATGGTCAGCTAATAACTCTACGGTTAAGAGCACCATACAGTTCTCTGACTTACTTGCTGGCCATGTGTTGACTACAGGTACAGCTGGTTCGCTAGATGTGTCTCAGGTGTGGCCTAACGGTGCAGACGAGATCACTGCTCTAGCTGCCCATAACGGCTTCTTGTATGTCTTTGGACGTAGACAGATCCTCATCTATAAAGGTGCTCGTGATCCGTCATCGATGTCTCTAGAAGACCATATTAGCGGTATTGGTTGTTGTGCTCGTGATTCAGTCGTAGTTACAGGCTCTGATGTCTTGTTCCTGTCTGATTCAGGTGTACGCTCTATGGCTCGTACTGTCCAAGAGAAGTCAGCACCTATGCGTGACATTAGCGCTAACGTCCGTGATGACTTGGTTAAGGATACGACACAGGAGACTCTGGCTAACATCAAAGCTGTGTACTCAGATGTTAATGCTTTCTATTTAATTACATTTCCTGCTTCATCCACGACTTACTGTTTTGATACACGTAAGTCTTTACCTGATGGTTCAGCTCGTGTGACTACATGGAGCTTGGTTCCTACAGCTATGTTCTCTAACAGAGCTAAAGAGCTTCTCACAGGTCATGCAGGCTTTGTTGGTAGCTACCTAGGCAACCTAGACAAGACAGCCACTTATCGTATGGCTTACTATTCTAATCACTTTGACTTAGGCTCCCCTAGCTCAGTTAAATTGTTAAAGAAGGTGGGCTTTACTATCGTCGGTGCTTCAGGTGTAGGTCTAGCTTTGAAGTACGGCTTTGATTACACAAACTCATATCGCTCATTGCCTTTCTACCTAGGTACATCTAACCCGAGTGAATACGGCATTGCTGAGTATGGTATTGCTGAATATGAGACAGGTATTGTCTTTGATAACCAAAAGATTCAAGCTGGCGGTAGCGGTAACGTGCTTCAGATTGGACTTGAAGTAGATATTAACAATTTTGAAATTAGCGTTCAGAAGCTGGACGTATTTTGTAAAGTAGGACGAACACGATGACAGATTACACCAAAACCACGGACTTTGCAGCTAAGGACGCACTGTCTACAGGTAACGCAGCTAAGATTGTTAAAGGCACTGAGATTGATGATGAGCTGGTAGCTATTAGCGGTGCTATTGCCTCTAAAGCTGATAAAGCTAGTCCTACGTTTACAGGCACTCCAGCAGCCCCTACAGCCTCTTCTGGCACGTCTACAACACAATTAGCTACCACTGCCTTCGCTATGGGCGCAGCAGCTCTTGTGATGCCTTCAGGTGCTATGATCCAATGGCCTACAGCTACAGCTCCTACAGGCTTCTTGCTCTGTACTGGTGCAGCTGTTAGCCGTACTATCTACGCTGCCTTGTTCGCTGTCATTGGTACTACCTTCGGTGCTGGTGACGGTACAACTACCTTTAACCTGCCTGACTTCGATAATCGACTCCCTATCGGAGCTGGTGACTTGTACGCGGTTGGGGCTACAGGCGGTAGTAAAGACGCTATTGTTGTCTCCCATACCCATACTGCAACTGTTACAGACCCCGGTCACGTTCACGCAAGCGTTTACAACAGCAACAGCACTAGCCAAGCTTTTGACGGTATTTCAGGATCTAACTATCGTAATGGTGATACCACATCAGCAACAACTGGTATTTCTGTCTCTAACAGCACTACAGGTTCTTCAGGCACAGGTGCTAACTTGCCTCCTTACTTGAGTGTTTACTTTATCATTAAAACGTGATATAGTACTTCTTAATGAAGACACCTGTAGTAATAAGAGACAATTATGTAATGTATCTGGAGTGGTTCGATAGTCGTCTATGGTTTCACACAGATATATTCAAATGGACAGTAAGTATAAAAAGAGAGTTCATTAAAGACCTCAACACACTTCAAAGCCTAATGCCTCTACCCTTGATAGCGTTAGTCACAGAAGACAACAGTAAGTTAAGTAAATTTGGAGCCTCTGTAGGCTGGAGTAAAGGAAACAAGATTATGACATTAAACAACGGCTCACAAGCTTACATCTATAGTTGGAGTAAATAATATGGGAAGTTTAGTAGCAGCAGCAGCTCCTATTGCAGGTGCTTATTTTGGTGGCCCTACAGGGGCTATGATCGGTTCAGCCATTGGTGGCGCTTTAGCTGGTGGTGAAAGCGTAGGTCAAGACAACCGTAACCTACAGCAAGCTGCTCAGATGAGTCAGTTCCGTCCTGTAGGTGTTACCACTAACTTCGGTACATCTAACTTTGGCTTTGATGAACAAGGTAGATTGAATCAGGCTGGTTATAACCTTTCTCCTCAGCTTCAAGGCTATCAAGACCAGTTAGCTGGTATGACAGGTCAGGGCTTACAAGCAGGTCAAGGCTTGATGAGTTTGGGTCAGCAGTATCTAGGCGAGTCTCCTGATGCTGTACGTCAACGCTATATGCAACAGCAGCAAGCTTTACTGGCTCCTCAACAAGAGCAGCAATTAGCTGGTATCCGTAATAACTTGTTCCAGACAGGTCGTGGTGGTCTAGCTACAGGCGCTACTGAGGCTGGTGGCATGGCTGCTACTAACCCTGAGATGGCTGCTTACTATAACTCATTGGCTCGACAGAATGCTGCTTTGACTGCTGGCGCTGACCAAGCTGCTCAACAGCAAGTCACATTCGGTCAAGGTTTGTTGTCTAGTGCTTACTCACCATTGCAGACTAACGTAGGCTTGAACGCTACCTTTGAACAACTTGCTCAGTCTCCTCTGGATATTGGTGCTCAGTTGGGTGGTCGTGCTGCTACAGCTGGTGCTCAAGTTGGTCAGACATTGATGCAAGGCGGTACTAACGCAGCTAACGCTATGTTTAAAGCTAACTCTCAATCTCCTTGGGGTAACGCTATCTCTAGTGCTGGATCTAATCCACAGCTACAAGCAGCTTTAGGTCAATGGTTTACACCTCAGCCCGGCTCTTCCATGAACTCTTATGATGCGTCTGGATATGGCATGGGTAGCGGTGGTATGGGTACAACTGATACAGCGGATTATGGCGGCGCTTTTGGTCCTTCTATTCGCTAAATAAGGAATAACATATATGGCAACAGATTCAGTAATGGGGTTATTCCAAGACCCTCAGCAGTACCAGCAACAACAGTATCAACAGGTACTAGACCGTAACATCCGACTTGCTCAGCTTGATCCTTTCGAGAGAGCTAATGCCATGATCGGTACAGGTGCTTATCAGCTGGCTGGTGCAGTTGGAGGTGCTTTGGGTGGTCAAGACCCTCAGTTGCAAATGATTACTCTCCGTAAACAACTTGCTCAAGGTAAAGACTTAACATCCTCTGCTGGATGGGCTGCTTATGCTCAGGAGCTTCAAGCACAAGGAGACGTTCAAGGCGCTGCTCAAGCCGCTCAGAAGTCTACAGAGATCCAATCAGGAGCTGAACTTAAACAAGCTAAGCTAGCGCAAGCTTCTGAACTTCAAACTCAAAAAGACCAAGCTGCTTTGGAACGTGAACAATTACGTATACAAGGTAATACCCACCGTAAAAAAGCTCAAGGGGCTTCAGATGAGCGAATTGCGCTGATGAACATCGAAGGTCGTCAAC